GAAGTATCAATCTCATTATCATTCGTAACACCAATTTGAACATTATCAATATTTGCACCACCATTTCCATCTATTAACCCAGTAAATGTTGATACACCTGTAACTTTTAACTGGTCAGTTTCTAACTCCTGAATATTGTATATCTCTGTTCCTGTGCCAACAATACCTGTAATTTGTTTATCAACTATTTCAATCCAATTACCACCATGAGCGTAATATAATGCTCCTGTTGCATGAACGTGTGCGACTGCACCATGATAAGTTACAGCAGATGGTAATTGTGTTAGATTTGAATAGAAAAATGGTATAACATTACTACTTGCTGCTCCAACAATTCTACCAGTTGTATTAAGATTATTAAATGTTGAAATTCCTGATGAATTTATATCACCAACAACATCACCTGTAATTCTTCCTGTAACATTACCTGTAAGATTACCAACAAAAGATGTTGCAGTAACAATACCAGCAGCATTTATATTTCCAATTGAACTTATACCAACACCTTTTTCTCCAGCATCTACGTTTCCACCAACTTGAACTGTGGTTCTAGGATCTTCGGTCCCCACACCCACATTTCCTCCTGTATTGTATATGCTAGTGAATCCTAATCCTACATCAACATCTTCCCATTGTGATGTGGGCATACCTGATAAAAATCTCGCATCACCAAAATAAGTTAATATACCTGTTCCTGTTGCTGTGACTATTCCACTCTTAACACTAAGACCCGCACCAATTATATTAGTAGGTTCAAATGTTGTGACAGTTAAGAAACCAATGTTTGCTGAAGTCGCACTCGTGAATCCTGTAATAACAACATTACCTCTGACATCAAGAGCCTCCACTGGGATAGTGGTTCCAATACCAACCAGACCAGTGGACGTTACTAACAGGTTGTCATCGTCAACCTGAACACCGTTACGAAAATTAAAATTCTTCTTGATATTTGCCATCAGTTATTTTTTTAGTTATTTATTTGATTCAAGTGACTTAACTTTTGCAGTCAATTCTTTAACTGCTTCAATTAAGACAGGAATTAATCTATCATAACGAACTGCTTTTACACCATCACCTCTGGTAGTCGTAACGCCAGGTAATCCAAGTGCTTCAACCTCTTGTGCAAGAATACCAGTATCCTTAGTGCCATTATCATATGGTGCTAAGTCTGTTAACCCTACATTCCAAGTAAAGGTATTACCGCTAAGTCTATTAATCATGTCAAGTGCATTTTGAATAGGTGATATATCTTTTTTAAGGTTTATATCAGATGAACTAAATGCAACTAAGTCACCACCAGCATGTATATTTCCCTCAACTCCAAGTCCACCAGCAGTAACAATTAAAGCACCAGTATCCTTACTTGTTGAGTTTGTACCACTATCAACTGTTAATACACCATCAACCTCTGCATTAGCGGTAATGTGAACTTTATTATTTGATGAATCTAGTTTTAAATCACCAGTTGTAGTATTAATGGTAGTACCATCAGTTAATCCGAGAGTAATACCATCAACCCTAATATCACCACCGACAACTAATTTTGTTCCATCATATGTAAAGTTGGCATCTGTGGTTGTAGTGTTAGTATTATTGTTAAATAGAACACGATTCTGACCACCAACGACATTCGTTGCTAGTGTTGCTGTATCTGCGTTTCCATTTAAGTTACCACTAGCGTTGATATTGGTAACATTAAGTGTGTTTGTGCTTGCATCAAATGTTATATCAGGATCTGTTGAAGTGGTTGTCATTTGACCAGTGGTTAAACTGGTGAGTACAACTCTCTGAACTCCTGATGCTGCTGTTAAAGTAGAACCAGTATTCAATAATCCAGCACCATCACCAAAGAATGTTGATGCAGTAACTGATGTAATACCAGATATATTACTTTGACCATCAAACGTACCCGCACCAATTATATCTCCACCAATGTAAACACTCTTGGCGATACCAACACCACCATCAATAACCACTGCACCATTAGTTGTAGCAGTTGAATTAAGTGTGCTTCTGAACTTCGCATCTTGTGCACGAAGTGATGCTTCAGTAATTAATTGCTTCGTATTATCTGATAATCTTAGGTCACTATTAAATGTGACAGGACCATCGAACTGAGATAGTATCTGTTTTGATGCTCCACCCTCAACTAATAATCTCTCCTTAACGATAACTTCATCAGCAACAATACTCAATCTATTTGGATCTTCACCTGTTACAGTTGGAACAGGAATATCAAATGTTTTTTGCTGTCCACTTGCAGATTCAATCTTGGTGTTTCCTATGTAGAAATCACCTTTGTCATTCATACCAGTGTAAACAACGTTACCACATGATGTTTCTTGTGCTTGATTAAGGAACTCTTCTCTCTCAGTTAGTGATCTATTCTGTAACTGTGGTAAAGCAGTTGAGTAGTTACCTGGACCAAAACCAACATATTCAAATGTATGTCCAGATGACCTTAGTATAGAAGGTCTACGAAGTTCAACTGGTAATGGTTTGACCTTCTTAATTGATGAATTTATTAAGTGAGTTTCAGTTATAGTACCAAGAGAACCACGAATTACTGTAATTTCATCACCACCTGCACCACTTAGTGAGCTAGATGCAATACGCATAATCTCACTACCAATTTGAATATAAGAACCTAGTGGAAATCTAGATGTAATAGAAGTTGGATCAACTGTTCCATTAGTTAATTTAACTTTAAATGCTGAATCACCTGTGCCAACTGCCTCATTTAAGATTAAAGTTTCATGTTCATAGATACTAAATCCTCTTACGTCAAGATTCTCTCCAGCAGATCCAGAAACTGATTCATTATCTGATAAACCATGTTTTAGTATATAAAGTGGATTTTGTAGTGAAGTAACAGTCTTAGCAGAAAATTGAGTAATACCAACAACTGATGTTACAACAAAATCTCCCAAATTAGCATCACTTGCATCTAACACTCTAAATTTGTTTCCGACTGCAAGACCATGATCAACAGGTGTTGTAAATTGGGTAACACCTGAAGTTGTAGATGCAGAACCAACTGCAACCCATGCACCCATGTCATGAATCTGTTGTCCATCAAGTAATGTATCAGCTGCTGATTTAATAACAGTTATCTTTTTAGTGCCATTTGTTGAGGCGATACGATGGTATGAATCAGTACCAGTTGTTATACCAGTTACTTGAACATAATTACCTGTGACTGAAGATATACCAGCAGATGCAATAGTAACACTCGCATTTGGTGCTCCACCAATACCACCTAATGCCACTGATTGAGTATCAAGGAATAAAGTTTGTCCGTCAGTATAATTACAACCACCCTCAGTAACTTCTACTGAAGTGACAGCACCACTAGAAACAACAACTTTTGCTGTGGCACCATTCCAAGGAGCAGTCGCTGGTGTAGCATTACTCTCTAACAATCTAATATTATGATATGTGCCATCTATGTGACTTGCACCACCATTAATCGTGCTATGGAATTTTAATGCTGCTAAACCATGCTCTTTGTCTAAAGTAATAACTGCATTTGTATTATTATTAGTAACGGAAGTTATACCAATTGAACCATCAAATTTTTTCAAAAATTGATTAGTGGTTTCTCTAGTAACACTTTTCTTTAAATCATTCGTTACAACATCACCGATTGGGAATCTCTTTGCAAAAGAGACAGCAGCAGGTGGGTTTGCATCTACATTGTCTCTGTCATATTCAGGGAATAAGTTAACAATATTCTGATTATACTTTAATTCAGAGAACTCACCAGATGGTTCATCCATTGCATTGTTACTATTCAGTACGAATAGATGGAATACACCGTCTTGAACTCCTTGTATATAAGGTGTAATTTGCTCAGTTCTGTAAATAAAGAAATTACCCTTACAATCATTCCTATCAAAACGTGGTAATAAGGTTGAACGAGTATGTGTATTGTTAGTGAATGTCCCAACTGTGTGAGTCACATTCGATGTATCAGTTGTTGAATATCTAAATTCTTTATCATTAACAATATCAGTGACTAAGAATGTTCCATTATATCCTTTATCATCAGCAGCAATAGAATTAGTTGAACTTGCAACGTTTCTAATTACAACTTGCTCACCAACATTTAAATTATGTGGTTTATCAGATCGTATTTGTGCTTTTTGATCTGTTGCATCGAATAAAGCTTGTGAAATAAACCTTGTATTGCGATCAAATCCATAATCACTTGATGTTATTGATATTTTACTAAAGTCGCTATTTGCTAAAACATTAGTTGAACTTGAATCTTGAAGAACAAATCCATCTGTTGGATCTCTACCATTTGTGAGTTCTTTAGGAACAACATATCTTAACTTGTATATCTTCTCATCTAAACTTCTATCATCATCCTTTCTTAAAACATATGTAATATTATCTGTAGTAAATGAACCTAAATTAGATTGAATTGTGTTTCCTGTTGCACTTGTATGAACAAACCATTGATTTGCAGATGTATCAAATTGAATGGGGTGTCCAGCATCATTTGGTTTTTTATCAGATACTCTACTAATAATACGGAACTTATCAGATACGTCAGCAACTGTCTTAACAAAAACTGGCACTGCTAAGTCAGCGTTTGTTTTTGATGATGCTATACGAATTTGTGTTGCACCTAATGATGAGTCCTGTGTATTTGTTATCGCAAAATATACCGTATGTGGGTCTATATTCTCAGGTAAATCAGCATTATCAGCTATAATTCTTATTGACTCACCATTCGCTAGTTCATGTCCAGCTCCTATTGTAAATACAGATTTAACTGATGCACTAGCATCTGAGTGCACTGCTTCATAATTTTTTTCACCTACATTTGATGTGCCTGTTGCACCATTTGGCATAACAACAGTTGCTTGGAAAGTACTTCCACCCTGATCAATGTATAACTTCTCATCAGACCTAGCACCAATACGGAAACCTTGAGCAATGTGTGCAGGAGGTAGAGATAAAGTAGTTTGTGCGAATAAGAATAATTTAGTGGTAGTTGTATTGCTTGGTTCAATCTGCAAATATTCAATTTGCTGATCATCATTAATTACTGAACGAGGATTGATGATTGATGTTATAAACCCTTTATTATCCTTTGCAAATGGTTCTTTCTTGAATCCTTCCGCAAGTAATGAAAATGTACCAAAGTTGGAGTTTGAGTTTGTTATAGATGCATCAGCACCATTTATCATTTCAAAATGTGCATGGAAACCAATAGCGAATACAGACACAATTTGAACAACAGCATCATTTGATACTTTAATATGAGTGGTTCTAAATCCTTTTCTGTAATTTGCTTCCTGATCTAAGTGGAATACTGTGTTTGGGTTAGTAGATGATGATTCAGAAGATAATAGTGCTCCTGTCTGTTTAGAGAAAGCAATACCACTATATCTTCTATTTGTCTTATCATACTTAACAAATGCTCTATCATCTTTTTGAAGAGATACTGCTGTGAACTGAGCAGTCACCATTGATTTAAAACCAGTTGCCTTTGCACCATCTGCATGTAAACCCTGCATACCAAATACAGAACGCATTGAACAGTTAAAGATATATGGGGATGCACCTGTGACAGTATCAGTTTCAACTAAAACCTGTCCATTAGCAGAACTCAAACCTCCAGCAGAACCTGCTGGTAAGTTTGGACGAACGAATGGAAGTGAATATTGAAATCTAGTTGCGTCAATAACATTTGAAACTTTAGTTGATATATTATAATCTGCTACATTGATACCACGAATTTTAATAGGAGTTCCACCTGTGAGATTATGATCAGTTTGTGTGGTGACGGTAACAACTTGACCAGGTGTAGCTCCATCCCCAGATTCAATATCAGTTATGTTAAGTGGGTCAGTTGCAAATGCTCCAACTATTTCAAACTCAGGTCTTTGTGCTGCGAATCCTGCAGGTGCAGCTGGATATTTTTGGTCTATCTCACGATTAGATGCCCTGTTAAAAGCATTAGTAAGTTTACTATAGTATATGTCTAAATCAGTTAAATCACTAAATTGATTTAATTTATTAACACCGTCCGCATATTCAAATGCAGTAATCTTATGATGTGAAAATGTTGGTTTAGATTGATTATTAGCACTAAAATCAGATGGATCTGTATATACTAAACCTGCTTCATCGCCATCAAAAAATGTAAACTGCCAAAAATAACAAGCACCAGTAATTCTAAAAATCGCAGTTGATCCTACATTATCATCAGTTGGGTTTGGAACATATAATGGTCTAATTCTTGTCTTTCTTAAGTCTAATCCAACAATTGATGTACCTCTGGGAACAACAATACCACCATGTACACTATTAAATTTGTAAAGTATATTATCTTCTTGCGTTAAATCAAAATTTGAATTAAGAGTTAATGTTAATGTATTCTGTGCTCCAGTTGCCGAACCACTTGGACTAACTGCTCTCGCAATTCCTGACTCATTACGAATACCGAATCCAGGTCTATTATCAATTATATGATCGCCTGGAAATAAAAGTATTGTAGTTCTTTCAACTAAGTCATTATCGTTACCACGAAGATATGAAAATCTAGCAGCCTCAATAAGTGCTCTTTGGATCGTTTTAAATGGTTTGGTTAATGAATTACCTTGATTTTCAATACCATCAGTTGAATCAAGATCATTTGGATTTACATAAAGAACACGACCCTCAGTATTCTTTATAAAATTCTCTAACTTATTAAGAGGCATCTTTTTTAACTACTATAAAATGTGATCGATTAGACCTTACATACTAGGTCTATTTAGTCATAAATCATCCGTGTCTATATGAATTGAGATGTCATCTGGCAATTCTTCTGGGTTTTCCAAATCAATCGGAAATAAACATGGATGTAATTCTTCTTCAACGAGATAGTAATAATATAAGTACATATCTTCGTCTGTATACCTTTTATGCTTATCTGCTTCTTTTATCAGGTCTAGATCGCTTAAGTGACCATCAGGTAGTTCATCAAAAGTAAATGGCATACCGTTAATATAATACATTTTAACGATCATAGTGCCACCACGAAACCAACAATAATTAGTGGTTATCTTGAACTTCATGTCAAATGATTATTTATCTGTGGTTATTGCTAAATCTCTATAAGTAATCATATTAGGACCCAACATTTTATCGCATACATCCAAAACTCTCATAAATTGTTCGGTGTCTTCACAAGCAATTATTTTATTTTCACCCTTATCACTTTTTAATTTGAAGGTCTTAGAACAAATGTCAATCTCGACCTCGAATACAAAATCGTCCATTTCGTGAGAATACATATTCGTTATTATAGCATATGTATAAAAATAGTCAATCTACTTCCTCCATTTTAATTCTGAATCTTTTTCCATTTTTACGATTTATCAAAAAAATATCATTCTCTGCCTCTTGTAAAGTCCAAATGCCCTCTGTGCCATCTACTTCATTTCCACCTGATCCAACATTTGAAAGTTGAAGGTCAGCGGAGTAAATATTTGCCCATCTTTTTGTTGGTGAACCCAAGTTATATGCATTATCTGCACCAGGTATCACTTGTCCATCTTTTGTAATACGGATTCTCTCTACACCTGCTGTGCTAAATGTTTGGACATCACCACCTAAGTCTGCATATAATTTTCCATACACAAAAACATCATTTATAAACTCTGTTTTTTCAGAAACATAATTTATATCATCTCTATCATAGTCTGGAAAAGTCATTATCCAAATCCTCCAAATACATCACCAAATTGACTTGCTGCTTGTTCAGCAGCACCTTTAAGTGCATCTTTATCTATACTCTTTTCTAATTTTTTGGCAGCACTCGTTAAACTACTTTGTACATTACTTATTGTGCTTGGAGATATTGATGTTCCAGCAAAAACAGAACCACTCCAACTTACATCTTTTACACTTATTCTACCCCTTGGTGCAGTGATATAACACTCATTTGAACTCATCCTTATTTTATTTGCATTTACTGTAAAATTAGAACCAGCATCAATCTCCACATTTTGTGTTGCATCCAATAAAATGTTTGTTCCAGTAACTTTAACATCACCATTACTCATCGCAGTTATGCAAACATCACCCTTTGTACCACAAATGTTAACACATACACCTCCACCATCTGCCTTTTGTCCACCTATTATTTCAATACACTGGTCATTATATAAATGATAAATCCCACTCTCGGTCATTCCAACTGAACTTTGCTCTCCACCCTTTGAACTAGACAACATGTTATAAACAATCGGACCACTAAGACCTTCTTGTGGATTGTTTATATCAAGTTTTACATTCGATGTAAACGCTTCATATATTCTTTCTTGCCAGTTTTCGTTTGGTTTTGTTCCCATTATTTTTTTTATTAATATTTATTAGTATCCACCATATCCACCTCCACCACTAGGTGGTGAACTAGGTGGTGGTGAACTAGGTGGTGAACTAGGTGGTGGTGAACTTGGTGGAGTGCTCGCTGGTGGAGATGATGGAGTTGACGGTGTGCTTGTATCATAATTGATTGTTCCAGTTCCTACACTACTATCTGTCATAGTTTGTGTTTCTGTAGGTGTAGCAGTTTCACTAGGTTCATATGTAACTTGCTCTGCTGATGCGACTGTAGTAAATCTTGTAGTGGTTGTAGCAGTTGACCTTGCAGTGCGACTTTGTTGTGGTGTATCATATATCACTGCGTGAGCTGCTGTTGTATGGGCTGCACCAACCATTCTGCGTCCTGTTGGAGCATGAACATGAAATGCACCATAATATGGTTCACCATTTACATAACCAACAATACCATCTCTTGGTGTTATACAATCTATTACTTGTTTTGTTTCACCTTGGTATGTGGGTCTGGGGGTAATTTGTGCCTTTATAATAGCACCAGAACCTGTATCTGTGTCAATTATGAGTTCTGGAAATTCAGATACCTCAAAAACATTATCAATCACAGGATTCGGGGGAATAACATTTAATATTCTGCCTTGTTCATCAACAAACATATTATATGGATTACCGACATTATCAGTAACAGTATCTGTATCTTTATATCCACTGCCAGGATTTACAACAACCACATGATCAACTGTAAATGCTCCTTGACTCGTCTCAACAAAGGGATAGTTCTCTCCTCCATTGACAATGTATATGTCTATAACCTGCGAATATGTTGGAGAAGTTTTATCATAATCAATAGTTGCCCTTGCTATTGCACCATAACCTTGATTCAATGTATCTACTATTTCAACAAATGGTGGGGTGGTATATCCTGTTCCCATATTTGTCATTTTTACACCTATTAAACTTCCTGTTTTTTCATCATCACCAACTAATGCTCCTATAATTGGTTCTGCAGATGCTCCTGACCCATCACCACCAAAAACATTTACCCTTATTTCACCAACTGTTGGTTTTCCTGTGAAACAATCTCCAAGAGAACTACGATAACCTGGTGTATTAACTAAAGGTGTCATAAAATCAAATACTCCTACATTAGTGGGTAAACCAGGTATATTTGGTATCTCAACATTCGGTAAATTTAAATTAACACCACTAAGTAAGTTATTAAGCACACCCGTTCCACCTGCTGCCTCCTTTAATGATTCTGCTGCATTTGCAACACTTAATAACGAACCTGATAATTCTTGTAAGGATTTAACAGCGATACTCTTAGGTCCTTTTCCGATTGTCCATTGATTTGTTTTTTGACCAACTTGTGACGCTGCGGTGGGTAAATCACATCCACCCAATGTATCTGCCAAACCAAATAATCCGTCTGCCTTATCTCTTAACATCCCACCAATATCACCAGGAAAAATATCAGACACACCACCCATTAAAGGTGCAAGTGACTCATCTATACTTCCTATAATACTATTAACAATACCAGCGTTGAATTGATCACCAACACAATCATTAAAATTTTCTACATTGTCTAATAATGGTGCTAATAAATTTGATATGTTACCCTGTAATTTATCAGTGACATTTTTCATCATACATGGTATTGCGTCTTCAATATTAAGTATTGCTGGTACTTTTGCTTTTTGTGCAAAGGAAGCTGCCTTTTTTGCTAAACCAATATCTCCTGTTTTTGCTAATACTTCACCATACTTATCCTTATAAAGTTTATGTAAACCTTGATTTAATTTAGGTGCCATATCATTGAATGTGCTAGTAACCATGCTTGCAGACATTCCTGTAGCAATATTTGCTAAATTTTTAGATGCATCACTTAATACTTTATTTTTGAATTGGGGTGTTGCATTTTGAAATTCTTTTATTGCATTTTTAACTTCACCGTTTATTTTATTTACAGCAGACCTAGCACCACCTGTATCACCAAATGTTATTGTAGTTCCTAGAACAGAACTTGCAATCTTCGTAACTTCTCCAGTTGCTTCCTCTATCTGTTTTGCTATATCAGAATCAACTTGACGATTTGTTGGACTTGCTTTTTTATTTTGACCACCTGCCTCATTTTGTGCTATATTATCGTTTGGTTTTATTTTACTTGTATATCCACTGAAGGGATTAAATGGAAATTTAAATTTTTTCTTTTTTGATTTTTCAGCAGCAACCGTAGAACTTGAAAATAAACCTATAATTACTGGTTGTTGTGCATTGTCACCATCCATAAAAAAACCAAACACATTATCACCTGGCAGAATTTGTATTGGTTTACCCCGACCTGCTCTTCCTGAACCACCTTCAGGTGATTTTAATACATGTGCCCAAGGTAAATCCTCATTCTTTAATTCTACCTCATCATCTGGATGATAACCTAATATTCTGACTTTGACACGATTTCCCCATCCATCACCATTAATTTGAGCACCTTGTGCCTCCTCTGGAGCAACTTGACCAACCCACCATTTAAAACCATCTCTTCCTAAGAAATTACTTTGCATTAATGTATTTTCAATCATTTTGCTCTCCTCCCATCAGTGTCTCTAACAACTTGTAATTTAGTATACGAACCCGAAGCATCAAAAAAATGTGTGAGTTTTTTTATCATGTATAATCCACTTTGTTTGTCATCGGTGTCTTTTCTTTTTTCCATATCTATTCTTGGAAATTGACAATCAAGAATATCACCTGCCTTTAAATTAGTATTTAATGGAATTGTCAAGGTTAATATCTGAGTCAACAAAGTATTATAACGCATCGCTGCTTGAGAAAATATCTTAGCAGGGTCAGCATTCTCAACCTGAGATACATTTTTATCTGTTGTTCCAATATCTAACACACCTGTTATATATCGGCTAGGAACTTCTGCTAGGGTGCGACTATCTTTATCACTTAACATTGGTAATTGAACATCTATATCCTCACCCAAATTTTCAATCTTACCAGAATAATCTTTCAATTGAAATTTTTTCAAAGGTGGTGGTGTAAATTCAAATGTTAAAGGATTAAAAAATGTTCGATTACTACAGTAAGCACCCCTCTCTAAGTTTGCAAGTAAGTCTTGATTTTTAGATGTTGTAAATTTTATTATTTTGAAATCTTTTGTTTTATCATCAGAGTCAACTATGCCTGGTGCATAAGTGTATTTTTCTGGGTATGGATCTTCTCTTATCAATGAATCTATAGATTTGAATCGAAATCCTTTCTGGGTTTCAAAGAAAAAATATCCAGCAGTTGCATCTTTACCTGATGCATTACCAGGCACTGATTTAGATGCCAACATAGTTAACACAGTAAACGGTTTTCTCATATTACCAATAAAACCATATGGGTTTTGTGTTTCATCAACATCATAAAGTTTATCACTACTGAGATAATTTGTGCAAATATCTTTTACACTATCTGATATTTTTTGTGATGATGGGAACCTTTTACCTACTCTAATTGTTTCGTTTGTCAATGCTTCTCTTGAAATCAAATTTAATACAAACATTTCTCTTTCCGAATCAATTTGTACATCAGTAATGGAACCGATATAAAGTTCCTTTAGTTCAAGACCTTGATTATCTCTTGAATTACCAGCAATTTTTATTTGTATTTTTTCACCACCTCTTAGAGGTAAACCATTATATACTGATTGTATTTTCCCATCTTCACCCTCTATAGTATTACCTGTATTAACAACAACAATTCTAGCAGTAATCATAGGTGAAAATAAATCTTCATAGTAATTAAAACTTATGACACCAGCTTTTATATCAACAGTCTTGGTTTTACTGAGATTTTCTATTTCAAATTTTTCGTATAACGATTTATCTATTGCTGCCATTACGTGTACTTAAGTGTTGATGTGCTTTGCATGTTCATAAGTATCTTTTCCTCGCTAACTGCCCGTGCGATTGAAGAACCTGATTTTTTACCACCAGATGGCATACTAAAAGATGAACTGCCCATTTGAACTGGTGTTTCAATTATTATTATCTTTTTATTAGATTTTCTCTTTCTAGCTATATTAACATCTTTTTTTACTGGAGTAACTGATACATCTTTATCCTCTTTAGAAAATCCATCAACTAAACTAAATCCACCTCTTGTTGTTCCTAAATCTACCATACCATCGTTTGATGATATTTCTTTATTTTCATCCACCTCTTTTTTCTTTCCAAAACCCAAAAATGAGAATATACCTCGTTTCTCTTTTTTCTCGGTTCCACCTTCTGAAACTTTCTTTAAATCATTAGTTGGATCTTTAACACCATCGACAGAACCACCCGCAGCTGCACCACTAGTCTGAGTATCAGATCCTCCACCCTCTTCCTCTAATTCATTAGTCAATACACCTTCTACATCTTCCACATCTCCTTCAATAACCTCATCGTCATCCTGTTGTTCCTCCTCAACTACACCAGGTGCGATACCATTTACAACATTTTCTAATTCTTTAATTTGTGTTTGAAGTTCGGGATTATCTTTTAAATCCTGTACTTGATCTGCTTTTTTATCATCTTCTGATTTATTTTCCTCACCTTTTCCAACATCAAATCCTGGTGGATTCTCTAGTCCAAAATTTTCAGAATTTGCAAATTCATTACCTGCCTGTACCAATTCATTTCTACTATTAAATATTCCTTGCTCTGCACTAGCAAGTCCCTCGTCAATATCTGTTCTCTGTTTTTGAAAGTCTAATCTCAATACTCTTGATATTGTTTCACTTATCATGGTTCCAATACCACCAAGAATATTTTGTATACCTTCAACAAATAGTCCCAATACACCTGTCACGGTTGAAATTCTTTTTATGATACCTTGTATACCTTGAATAATTCTTGGTAAATTTTGAATCGCCCAACCTATTAGTAGAATCCCAAGGAAATCTAGTATTCTACCAAGAAATCCTCTCGTACTTTGTGCAAGAATACTACCCTGCGTCTTCGGCACTCCCTGTACTGATGATGCTTCTAATTCATCCTCTCTATTCTTTCTCCTTACATTTTCTTGTCTTTTTCTAAAATACTCATTGTCCTTACGAATAAGTTTACTTTTAAATAAATTTCTGTCTCTTGTTGTTCTGATAATATCATCAGTGTTTTTTCTCGCAGATCGTAAACCCTCAGTAAAATTTTCAACTGATTTACCAATCGATCTGATACTAATCGATGATTTGAATAAAAAATTTCTTCTCTTGTTTATGGTCATTATGCATTAGCTCCATATTGAGAAGTTGAAAATAATGTGAATGGATTATTCTCGTTAAATCCAATGTTTGGTATATTACTTGATGCATCTGATGATTCTGACGCACCACCTGCTTGTGCACCTGCATTATTCGCATTTGCAATCGGGAAGTTAATTATTTCTGCTGCACCCTCTTCTAAATTAGAAATTTTTTCTACAACATTATTTGCTACATTTTTATTAACTGGTGTAACATTATTTGCTGCTTCATTCCCACTATCACTTGGATTAACAAATCCATCTGTCAAACTAAACCCACCGCTACTTGTCGTTTGATTAATAAGATTATTTGAACTATTTGAATCACCTGGCTCCACAAATTCACCTTGATCAACCTCTTCTTCTTCTTTGGGTTTAATTCCTAATAAGGATTTGATTCCTTTATATACCGCTTTTAACGCACTCTCACCTAGAATACCACCAATTAATGCACCAACCACTGGTATTGGTATCAAAGCTTGACCGATGGCAGCACCCGCAAAAAATCCAGCAGTACCAGCAAGTGCTGTTCCAATACCTTCACCACTTATTAATGAAATTAAAAATGAAACAAACGGACCACCGAGTTTACCGAATGCTTTAGTTATTCCCTTTGATAATAATTTTCCAAAAATTCCCTTTATTCCTTTCTGGGCTGCCAATTTTGTTACTTTTTCAGTTACTTTTTCAGTTACTTTTTTTCTTCCAACTGCTCCAAATCTATTGGTCATGAATTTTAAAAATTTCTCACCGCCAGGTAATTTTGGAAGTATATTCTTAAAACCTGTTTTTATTAAATTAACAATTTGACCTGAAAATAATGTTAATCCAGCACCTATTGTTGCATATAATCCTATATCTAGACCTTGATTTCCTGTTGATGGTAATGCCTGACCTAATGAATTAAGTATCAATTTACCCGAAGCTATACCTAAAGCTATTGCAGCGAAAGGTTGTCTTAATAGTCCACCCCTACCAAGTCTAAGTGCTGAAGATGCAAGAAAACCAAGACCACCTAATATCGCCTTAAAACCTAAACTTAATGCAACTACTGTACCAGCAGCAATTAATAGTTGTCTCTGAAGGGTATTTTTTAATTCTCTAAGTAAATCTACATTTCCATCAGCTTGAGCATTTATTAAGTTAACAACTGTATTTGTTAACCATCCTCCTGTTAATATCAAGAAGAAATTTGTTAATCTTGAAAGTCCAAACTGTGTTTTCTGTGCTAATCTACGCACTGGAAATGTTAGTGCATTTTGTATTCGACTTTCTATTTGACTTTCTTTTCCTTCTCTTAATCCCTGCTCTGCTAATACTGCTTCACGATTTTGTTTTGCTGCTTCTCTTTGTCTCTCTAATGTATCACTTACTGCTAGATTTTCTTTAACTGCAACTAAACCATTATTCAACCCAGAAACTTGCTGTGAAATATTTGTTAATTGACCAGCTATATTGTTTAACGCTAAAGTATTCTGCTGAATTAAATTTGTGGTGATAGGATCTGCTTGAGGTTGTGCAGGTGTTTGAGGTGCACCAAAGACACTAGAAGATACCGTTCTTCTGACGGCTCTAATACCTCCTGTAAGTGGCGATGCTAACCCTTGTTCCTCATCCATTATAGACTATTTTGTTGCTGTTGTGCTTTTAAATTTTCTTCTTCAACATATTGTGATAAGAGGGAAACATAAATTTCTCTCTCCCAAGGCATCATATTTTCTAGTTCAGTCAAACTATATTTATGGTGCTGCATCAAGGCAAAATTCAATTTGTAGTATGACTCAAGATCCTCATGTGCCATACTTATCCGAAAAAACTCTGTAATCCCTCAATTACGATTTCACAATCTTTTTTTGTATTAGGATTAGTGACTTTTACGGTATGTGATAATTTAGGCATTGTTTCAAAGAACTTTTCAATCATTTTAAATTGTTTAGAATTAAGTTGTTCTAAAAATTCACTAAGTTCTTTTTTAGTGCAATCTGCACCAGTCCATGATTCTTCTTCTGAATAAACTTGATCAATACATGATGCAATTAGATCAAAAGTATCATCAACATTCATCTCTCCCGTAGTGGAAAAGTTATTTTTAATAAACTCATTTAATGACGGATACTTCATTCTTAATGTGAAAGTGTCATCAAGTTTAATGTCCTTGTTATGTTCATCACTGATTTGAATTTTAATCGCATCAACATTAATTAATGCTGGCACCTGTGTTTTTCCGTCATCAGGGCATGTCACCATAACTTCAATGTCCTCTCCGACTGACTTACCACGAATATTTAAAAATAGATATTCAATGTCAAAAGTAGAGAGTTTGTCAACTTTAATTCCCCTTGTTAAGATACAATGAGAAAGAACATTCTTGACTGCATTAGCGATTTGCTTGGTATCCTGTGTCTCCATCGCAATAATTAAAATTTTCTCTTCTTTAACTAAAAAAGGTCTAAATTTTATTTTTCTATTTGACGAAGGTAACACCAACTCATAAGTCGGTGTTGCAATTTTTGGTAAAGGCATAATATTCTGAGCACTTCAGTAAAATTATTTATAGTGGTTTTCTAAACTTATTATAACACATTATGGAGAAATGCCAGGTACAGCATTTGGTGCTCCTTGATTGATATTAACTTGATAAGGACTGCTCTGATTAGATAGAGCAGTATATGAACCTTGTCTAAGAACATCACTTCTAGGATTAAGTACACTTAATACCTGTCTCTCAGCAATCTCATTTAATTGATCATCCTTAAGTGACAACCCATCTCTTGATACATTACCCCGACCAAATCCCAAATCATTATAAGCTCTTCTTAAATCTCTTAATAATGAAGATGATTCCCCTGAAATATAACGATCATAACTAAACGAACATGTTGCCTTTAAAATTTGTGAATTACCATATTGAACTCGAACAGAATTTAATGCTAGAGGAAATAATCCTATAAATCTATACTCTAAAAATTGATTATGATTTCTTTCAAACTTTACAACTGTAGTATCATTTGACTTATAATCATGTGGATAATTTAATTGAAAATAATGAACATCATTACCAGGATCTACTTGGTTTGCACCAGTGATATATTCCATCCAATGCTCTAAAAATTTCATTGTCTTATATTGATTATCAACATAGAACTCAAAATTAATCTGAGTAAAATTTCTTGTATGAGCAAATCTTTCTACAATTCCTTGAAAATCACCTGTTATATTTTGTGATGCTAATGCACTACCTGGCAAGACAGCTCCACTACATAATAAACCAACATCATCACCTATGAAACGGGAATCTATACCCTTTCTTCTTAAATGATTTCTTAATCCACTTGGGGGTAGTGTAAATCTTACTAAGTAATCTGTTGTCAAAGCTACATTCTGTATCTTTGGCATTATATCTGATATTCTTCTTGGTCTTGGTGCTGGCACTCTAAATACTTACTATATCATACCTATTTAGATGGCTTATAAAGGAAAATACTATCCATCATTTCCTAGAAAGTACAAAGGTGATCCTACTAATATAATTTATAGGTCGCTCTGGGAAAGAAAGTTTATGGTGTATTGTGATAAAAATACAAAAATACTTGAGTGGGGAAGTGAAGAAATTGCATTACCATATATCTCTCCACATGATAATCGAATACATAGATATTTTCCTGATTTTTATATAAAAGTGCAAGAAAACACTGGTCGTATAAAAAGGTATTTGATTGAGGTAAAACCTAAAAAACAAACAAAACCTCCAGCAAAACCAAAAAGACAAACAAAAGGTTATATTCGTGAAGCATTTGAATATGCAAGAAATCAAGCGAAGTGGAAAGCAGCAAGAGAATATTGTGCTGATCGTAGATGGGAATTTAAAGTTATCACCGAAACCGAATTAGATATTTAAAATGGCAGAAAGAGAATCATTCTTACAGAGTCAAAGAAGAAAACTTGCAGAGCAAAATAGAATTACTCCTGTTCTACAGGGGTTAGTTGGTAATGAAGATCCAGATGATTTAGCACAAGAGATATTAGAGGTATTAACAGAGGGTAGTAATGTTCCTGAATCAGGAAATTATTATGTATTTGTATATAATCCTAAAACTCCAAACATACCATATGATGTTCACCCCTTAGTTGCAGTGTTTGATGTGTTTGATTGGGGTTTTCGTGGATTAAATTATCATTGGGGTGAAATGAGAAATTATACATTTCCAGAGGTGGTCGGTGGATTATATAAGGTAACATCATTAGAACTAAGATCACTTAGAACAATTCCTTTTGCAAGAATACGACTAAATAATTGATACAAGCATAAAAGTAGATAATGGGATTCGGACCTTTAGGTGTAAAAGAAGCAGTAAGAATGTCAAAGGAATTAAAAGGTTCCTATGAGAAGGATAGTAATGACGTAAAACAAAATGGTGGTGATGCAAATGCAGAGAAACCAAAATACTTAGGTGATACATCAACTTCAGGTGGTACTGATTCAAAAAAACCAAAGAGGAGAAGAAACAATAAGTTGAAAATGAGATTAGGTTATCCTTTAGCTAGAGGACCTAGTGAAAAAACTGGTGATTCATTATTAATCAAATGTATTCAATATGAACCTCCTAAAAGTGGAACAGGATTAGGGTTATCATGGAATGAAAATAAAGGTCAAGTAACCGAAAAAGGAACATTTAGAGGTAAAAAATACGATCCTGGTGCAATTGTTACTACAGGTTACTCAAATTTTAAACTTAATGTAACTGACGCTAATTCACGATTTAGTCGTAATCAAAAAATTCAATACTATGTTGAACTACCAATTCCTCAAGAAGTAAATGATGCTAACGTGGTGACTTGGGGTGATAATACGATGAATATTTTTCAACTTGCTGGTGTTGCTGCAGCAGGTGCATTGCAACAAGATTTTGGTGGTACATTTCAACAAGGATTAGATTTTATTTCTAAAGGAATAGAATTAGAAGGTATTGATGCGGACACCCAAACTGCAATCCGAAATGCTATAAGTGGTAAAGCAATTGATCAACTTGGTGCAAACGTAGATTCAGCAGGTCTAATTGCAAGAACCACTGGTCAAATTCTTAATTCAAACCTTGAATTATTATTTTCAGGTGTAAACTTAAGAACATTCCCCTTTAGTATAACATTTACTCCTAGATATAGAGAGGAAATGCTTGAAGTAAAAAGAATAATTCGTCAACTTAAAATGTCAATGGCAGCAAAAGCTGGTACGATGTCTGCTGGTTCAGCATCAGGTATATTCTTAAAATCTCCAGATGTTTTTTCACTTCGTTATCTGCATAATGGAAAAGATCATCCATTCCTTAACAGTTTTAAAGTGTGTGCACTCACTGGTATGAATGTAAATTATACTAATGCTGGCACGTACGCAAGTTATGGGGATGGTTCACCAGTTAGTATTAGAATGAATTTAACATTCAAAGAACTCAATCCAATCTACTCTGAAGATTATGATAAATTTACGATGGATGACATTAATAGTGGGGTAGGTTTCTAATGGGATATTTTAACGAACTACCAAATATTGCATATCAGTCTCCTTTACCACATAAAAATTCATCAAAGGATTATGTAGTCATTAAAAATTTGTTTCGTAGAACGAAACTATTTGATTTTTTAAAAGATAATGTTTCTCTTCTCGATAATTTTACTATCGGTGATGGTGATCGTCCCGACATGATTGCGGAAGAATTATATGGTGATGCACGACTTGATTATATTGTTGTTCTAGTTGCAGGTATAACAAATATAAATCATGACTGGCCACTTGCTGATTATCAAATATATGATTATGTTTTAGAGAAATATGGAAGTGAGGTTGCAATGAATGAAATAAAATATTATAAAACTCATGAAATTGTAGATGACCAAAATAGATTAATATTACCTGCTGATTTAATCGTTGATAAAGATTTTAAAATTGATGGAACATCGCATAAATTCCCATCAACAACAAGATACACATTGAAAGCACTGACTGGAAATCGTCAACTTGATGACAAAGATGAGTTTACAGTACTAGTTGATAACATAGCGAGTGCTGTTACGAACTATGATTTTGAAATTGAAGAGAATGAAAAGAAAAGGGAAATCAAAACGTTGAATCGTGAATATGTACAACTATTCAAAAATGATTTAAGAGATATTGTGAGATATGATAAGAGTTCAAGTTATATTAATAATACTCATGCGTTTACTGAAAATACAAATATCTATAGTCCATAAAAAAAGGGGTCGTTTGACCCCCGTATAATTATTCTTCTGCGAGTTTCGCAAAGTACGATAGTGCATCGTCCTCCTCTTCTGC